ATGCTCACGAAAGTTGACAACTGATTTTTGATCAGCAAGACGTCCAGCAAGACGGTTTGCGAATCTCAATTGATCGAGTTGTACAACAATATCGTATGCTCTCAAAGATTCTTCATTACCTTCCAGAGTGTTATCCCCAACGATACCGTCACCTGTCATGTCAGCAAGAAGTGTAATTACAGCTCTTGCTCCCTTTTCAGATTGGGTAAGTTCGGAAATTTTCTGAACCATTGCATTGGGACCACTCCCAGCAAATTGGTTAATGAAGGACATATTTCGAGCAACACGCCAAAAATCGCGTGACCAAATAGTGAGCTGTTCACTGGTCAAGGCCGCGAAGTTAGTATTTGCCATTTCGACAATCCTCCGAAAAATAAAAATTACCAAATCGACTTTTTTATTTTGGGGCGATATTCACCCGTATACCCTTTATCGTTGGGATACGACTCCGTGATTTTACGATCACGACCTCGCGCCGTTTTACGTCAATGCGAGACGAAGGCGATTTTTAGACTGAACGACCAGTATTAGATATCGTTCTAATAGACGAAGTATATAAATATGTTACACCATGCCTTAGCCAAAGTCACCGCGTAATCTTCTTATCGTCTCTTCAGGTAAGGCAGCAAATTCAGAATCAGACAAGATATTAAGGTCTACGGCCTTATCTCCACGGTCTCCAGCACCTTCTCCACGCATATCAGGTGGTTGTGCTTTTGATGCTGCAATTTTTTTCTTGACTGTTGTTTTTTGTTTTTTCTCAGTTATATTGGTTACGTTACTTGGTTCCGGTTCTGATTTCCCATTTAATAGCTCAGGGTATTTTGCAGCTAACGTATATTCAGTAGCTCTCGCTAAAGAGTCTGCAGCTCCATACCCTTGGATAATAAAAGCATCTCGAAGCTCCATTACTTCCTGAGTTAATGTTTCATTAAAATCAGAACTGTTTTCATTCAATACAGAAAAAGTTGCTTCTATTTCTTGAGCTTTTGTAGATTTAAAAGTATCAAATGATAATTCTTGTAAAGCTCTTTGAGCATGAAATGCAACATCTGCCCTTTTTATTT